CACTTGCGGCAGTTGGGAATTGTATCAACGCAGCATTGGTAGCAGCATTACCTGTTACGGTCCATCCCGCAGCAGAACGTACAACCGCTTGCCGTGCGTACGAGCCGTACGTTGCTTCACTGGTAGTCTGACTACCGGCTTCCCCAGGATCGGCAGTATGCAATGATACATAAAAATTGGTCAACGGCAACCATGCAAATGCAGTTGTCTGAAACACAAACTTCATTACATCATTCTCAAATGTATTACCTTTACTCATTGTCCTCAACCTCCTTTATTTCTTTGATCAATCCGGTAACATTATCCCGAATAGGAATCTTTTTCATTCTCTTTACAGCAGGAACAATTACGTTTACTGTAGGGGTTTCCACATTGATTGGATTAGCAGGAACATTCACAGTAACCGTATATGGTTCTGTTGCGTTCATCCGTTTCACCGGTTCAAACAATTCAGGCATCTTGACCGGGGGTGCTGTTTCACCGGGGAATGGACCAAGTGTATTCTGTGGTTCTTCGGGCATCGGATTGAACATGTCCTCAACGGGAACCAGGGAAGACAACATAACATACGCTTCACCAAATTCATCTTCCTTAATATCTTCTTCTCCCAATTCCCCCAACACCTGATTACGGTTGTATATCCCATGTTCAAACAAGGATAGCAAACGTTCTGTTTTGGCTTTGGGGTCTTCTTCCAATGCAGCAATATGGTCCGTATCAAAACGAAATTCATACGTAGGTTTGACCTTACGCAACAATCCACGGATGATACCACCGGACAATGTTCTCAACTTGGGGGGAATGGCAACATTCCAGAATATCTTGATCTGCTCAACGGTATTGGCGTAATTGGCAAATTCAAATAACCCAACCAATGCCGGGGATACACCCGATGAACCAAGTACACGCTCACGTAGGGATTTCTCCAATTCCCTATAATGCATATCCTGTACTGCTTCGGTCAATGTGCTTATATCCAAACCATCACCAAGAATAACTGGCTTACGTGACTTACGTGGTCCTTGGAATGCTTCTTGCCATTTACGTTTGATACGCTCCGCATCCAGATCAGTCAAAGAACGCACACCCCTGGTAGGATCAGCATTGTGTTTCAATATCACATCGGGTCTTGCTTCATTCTCCAGAAATGACTTGGTGTACTGTTCCCGGTTCAATTCCGTGATCACCGTATTCTGTAATGCTTTGATGGTCCCTTGTCCATAAAACGGGGAAGAAGGATTGGCGTACTTGAAATGGATAATACGGGAAGGGTCATACGGTATCTTCTTCGCACCCGTACCAGGATCATAGATGTACTTTTCTATCTTCTTTTCCGGATGTGATACACAATACATCTTTTCCGATTCCAACACGTACAATCCAACAGGTATACCATCAGTCCCATCTTCGGACAATTCCCAATATGCATTTCCCGTGGTTTCCAAATAGATCATAGTCAATTCTATAATATCGGACCATGAATCAAATGGATTGGGATTCATGAGCAATTGGCGTAAGGGATGCTGAATATCTAATTCGGTTTCGGTATCCCCTTCTACTTCGTATATACTCCATGACAATGAAGACACGGATGTGGCAATATTCCAGAATGCGGTATATATCCACGGTACGGCTCCATACGTACGGATGAAAGAAGCATAATCTGCTTCATGCGGTACGTACCCCGTGCCTTTCAATTCTTCATTGATAGGTACCCAGGTTTGGGATTTTTCAATGGACTGGGAAGGAGTACCATCATATGAAATATATGGTACTTCATTAAAAGGGATATTGATTCCGTGGCTGTCCCCTATTTGTTTGACTATGTCGAGAAGTCCCATCCTCAATATCCCCTTTTATTCTTCCATCGCTTCCGTATCAAATGCACCATCATTATAATTGTTGCAATCCCCACACGTACGGTTTATACAATACTTACATGGGTTCTGTTTACATTCCTGAATGAACGCTTCCATGTATTCCTGTATATCGGGGGGAACCGGTTCATAATACATGGTTGTTTTATCCAAAGTATATTTTCATGTTGATCACGTTCATAAGGATATTGGCAAAAATAAAAGCCATAGTCAGAACGACTACAGCTATCATACCAATAATCCATGCAACACCATGATACCAAATCACCCTACCAATAAGATCAGCTTGCGGTGCTCTTTTACCCACAAAGCAAAAATACATCGTTGTCACGGTGAATACGGTATAAATCAATATGGCTATACTCAATAATAATTGTGAGAACATTTATTCCTGTGTCCTTATTACGATGATTATATCACGTTCATCAACGGTAACTTCCAAGTATTCCGGTGAATTGGGGTCTTCCCATACTTCATGATTCACCATATACATGTACATAATCTACATTCCCTATATCAAACGGATAAAACAATGAATCCCAATCTATCTCTACTACTTGGCTTCCACATACCGGACAGGTGGGTATTTCTGTTTCTTCGTGCTTACGTTCCCGTGTTGATAACCAACCACATTTATTTGATTCACAAAAGTAAATCTTTTCCATGTCAATCATACATCCTGGGGAATCGTTTTCTTTCGTACNCTGCTATGTCACTGATCAACGTATCATCAATTTCCAATTCTTGTTCAAAGCATTTATTCAATTCATCCAACGCAGCATCGTATTCTTCATCATTGTTTATCATAGGATCCTACCGGAGGAAGTATTCAACATTGCCACAACGCCACTGGTTGCATCCACTTGATCATCATGAGCGCCTTTGTCGAATTTACACATTTCATCAATGTAATCATCTACCCAAAGACCATTCTCAATATACAACTTACCAGTTTCACCCTTTGCTGCTACGGGTAATGCTCGTATCCGTTTATCCGTATTCACGGGAATACCCACAATACCCAAACCCGCTAAATCTTCATCCTTGTACATTTCCTGGACCATGCCCTTTTGTGTGCCTACCGATTCAATACCCACTAATGCACATTGTTCTGCTATTGTGGTTGTTTTAATCTTTTTACGCACATCAGGCCATTCCCAACGTCCACGAATCATGTCTTTCAGGAATATGTTTCCTTCACTGTCCTTTGCTGCTTTCAATGATGCTGTGTAATCCGCTGATACCTTTGTTGATGTTGCCAAATCCCAAAAACGGAAGTATGGTAAATGTTCAGGGGCTTTGGGAATAACTTGGAAATACGAACGCTTGAACAATGCTCCTTCCGGATCTATCGGTTCCCCTTGGTATAATGCGGAAAAATCATATGAGCCCAAATTTATCTTTTGAGCAAGGAGCATGTCTGCTGAAAACTTATCAGGCCATAATGCAATACCCGGTTCACGTCCTAATACATCATCCTCTTCTGCTAAACCGGCTAACTTGATATACCGGAATTTGGGGAATGCATGTTTCAACAAATAACCCGTTAAATCTTCTTCATGCCAACGAGTCATCATTACTATAACAATGGCGTCTTTGTGCAAACGGGTAGACAACGTTGTCTTCCATGCGTCAATTTGCTTTTCCCGTATAACGGATGATTCTGCTTCTTCCCGGTTTTTCAAAGGATCATCAATAATCAACAGATCTGATGGCTTACCGGTAATACGTCCCATTATACCGGCAGCATGGAATTCACCGGAATATGGATATGCTAATTCCCAATGCTCAACTGCTTTACTATCCCGTGCTAATTCAACCCCTGGGAATATATGCTTGTATTCCCGTGTATCAACGATATTCCTTACAAACCGGGAAAACGATTGAGCATGACTATCCCCATACGATACCTCAATAATATGCTTGTCCGGGAATTTACCACGATACCATGCCGGGAATATTTTAGAGCAGTAAAGGGACTTACCATGCTGGGGAGGTGCATGGAAAGCCAACCGGTTCCATCCAGATTCACCATTTACTGCTCTCTCCAAGCATTCACTTATGTACAAGTGATGCTGTGTGACTTCAAAGGAGGGATAAACATAACGGGCGAAATTCGCCAAATGCCTACGGCAAATTTCCCGTTCTGCTTTAACTGTCAGTGCTTGATTCTTTGTCACAGTTAGCAATGATTGCATTAAGCTCCTCGTCCGTACAATTACTTAAATCATACAGACTGTGATCAATATATCCTGTATGATTCATATCCACCGTTTGCTTATCCAAACCTTTCCATTTACCAATCAGTGTAAGTGTATTCAATTGTATTGACAATGCATCCACTTCACGTTCGTTAACTACTCTACCCTCATGTTGGAAAAATTTGGTTTCTTTGGCATTGAGTAGGTCTTTGGCTTTTTTGGCGAGACAATCCTCGGTGAGTCCTTGTCGCTCCAAAGCCTCTTGCATGGCTTGAATTACATGGGGCCTTTTTAATGTACGGTCAGCATTACGCTCCGTGCATTTCTCAATGTTCCCATTTTCCAAATATTCGTTCAAAGTTCTGCGCTCTTTTATTGTTAATTTCCGATTTACCATAGGACATACCTTTTGCTTACAATCCACCCGCTTTTGTACATATAAATGTAATACATTTATGGAAAAAAACAATATACGATTTTCTATAAACAATTTTATACAAACAAAAACCCCCAATTAAGGGGGTTTATTTACATTATTTCTTGTACATGCTTCGCTTACAGAATGGACAAAAATACAACTTAGCCCATTCATCTTCACCATATATCAGATTTGCTTCTTTTCCCCCGGCTACATCGGTAAGGAAATCCGCTTTTGCCAGGGTAATATCAAATACGTAATACCTTGCCAAATGGGGAGTGACATGGAATTCCTTTGCTATCGCTTGGAGACATTTGTTGTCCGTACGGTAATTGTGGCGTGTTTCCCAATACCGTAATTGCATACATAACCCTTGTAACTCCCGTGGTATAAACGTACCATGATCAACACGCTTCTCAATACGCTTCAATTCACATATGATGTATTCCACATCCCGGCATAATTCAAGAAGCTCTTTGTTCCTTTCTTCCG